GCCACACGTCTTGAGCGGTCGCGATATCGGTAGTATCCATCATTAAGGCTTCGTAAATTCGTCCTTGCGCGTTTGTGCGAAGAACATAGTTTCCGCCCGTACCGCCGATGATCTGTTGCGTGGCGCTGGCTTGTGCCGCAGACTGAACCTGCTGAAACGTGCTGTTCGGGTTCGCAAGGGCAACATTCAGCTGCTTCACATTGAGCGAGATATTTGGCGTTGCGGTGCTGATCGTGACAACGTTTCTTTCTGGATAATACGGATAATCGACATACTCAACAACCTTGTTTTGGATCGTCACGCCGCGAGAATCGTCCACAAGATCAACCACTTTGAGTAAGTCAAAATCTTGATGCGCGTATAGTTCTGGATTGGTTTTTGCCAAATCCACAACGTCACACTGATACGATCTCGCCGGAACGCTCAACTGCGCGAGTTTTGCGGTTGCGTCTGCGAGAAGTGATGCCGCGTCCGTGTAACGCTCATCCTTCCAGTAGCCCCAAATCAGCTTGCTTTTATACGTGCCGTTGGTGATGTATGGATTGCCGCCATTGATCGACGCGAACGTTAAACCGTCTTTTCCAACGCAGTAGAGCGCCGTGATAATGTCCGTTGATGCGCCCTTGTAGTTTATCTCCTTAAGGTTCAAATCACGCGTCATAAACGCGCCAGCGAACGAACCGCCATCTGGATTGTATGCCGTTACTTTCTTTAGCTTGTTGTCAAATCGGAAGATAACGCCGTATGTGTCGCGGCATTGGTTGAGGATGTCCATCGGCGTGGCGCTCGGAAGTTCAATTGTGCGCGTGATGCTTGACGCGGAACTATCCGTGAACGACCATCCAGACGGCATAGAAACCGTTGACGCAAGCGTTGCTGAACTGTTTGTATACGGTACAACAATCGTACCGTAGAAGTCATCCAGATCAATCAAACAGCGAATTGTTGCCGTACTACCGCCGCCATCAATCGCCTTGGCTGCCAACCGCAACGCATTCTGATTCGCTGGAATCGGCACGATTGAGATTTCGAGCAATTCCCATTCGACGAAGTCCCTACCCCCAACCTCGTTTTCCATCCACTTGGTTGGGTTAAAGCCGATGCTACAAGCACGAAGCAGCTTCTGATCCCACAGCGCACGAATGACGGTCATGGGGTCAGCGTCATTGGCAGCTTCTCGCAATTCCGGCACGAAGTTGAGACCGGAACTGTCAATCTGCAAATCTCCAACCTTGCCAATCAGCGCCCAGGGGTCACGATAATTGTGTCCATACATGAGAACAGGGTTCTTGATGAAATTCTCAAGTTTCGCCCCGTTGGGCATCACTCGGTCTTTATCCCGATCAACATCGGGCGTGCTGGCAATCATGCGCCCATCTTCGGCGGCTTTTATTTCAAATGTCTTGTGAAGCATGTCTCACCCCGTCAAACTATTGATTGTGTTCAGGAAGTCGCCTCGAATGGCGTCCTCATTCTGACGAGCTACTTCCTCGTCTGTTTGCCAGCGTCCGGCGTGCATCCACGCTTGATCCTCTGCGCTCTGCACAAATGGACCGTAGGTGGTATTGTTGCCAATGCGCCCTGTTATCCCACTGCCCGACTCGCTAATCTCACTCGTCCAACGCTTACCGAGATTCTGCGAAGTGTTGGCGATAACCCGACCCTGCGCATTTGTTGGCCCACGCCCACGAACATATCGCTGCCCGGGTCGAGTCGGGGGATAGATCGCCATGCCCGCCTGCAACCGTGCCAATCCTCGTGTCATCGGCGCTCTCAGCCAGTTATTCGAGGCAACTTGCCCCAACATTTCAAGGGAATCGCTGTCATTAATTTCGATGTTGATCATTACGCCACCACCGGAGTTACCCAGCATCGACAACGAGGATGGGCAGGTGGAAAACTCACACCGCTGTCGCCTGGAAACCCATCCGCAGCCACTTCGACAAATCACCATGCCCAAAGTAGCGAGTCGAATCATTGCTCACTGCAAACCCATCTACTGGCAGCCTGCAATACTCGTCTACCCATCTCGAACAGGTGGTCACGAAATCGGCGATCTGATAGTCGTAATCATCGCCGGTGATATTCAGTCTCAGTTTCACATCGTCAAAGTTGCAGTAGTCCATTACGCCTCTTTGTCTTCGGCTGGCTCTTCAATTGCCTTATTCAACCGCGGCTTCTTCACTGCCTTGTCTTCGGCTGGTGCAGCGATGCGCTTCAAGCAGCCCGGTGAATCACGTTCCAGAAAAGCGATCTGCTCCTCTGTCAGTTCGGTCTGCTGACCTTTACTGTATTGCACTTGGTTGTTGGCGTAGTCGTGCAGAAATTCAACCTGAATCATTTCCCCAACCTTTTCTATAGATCGGAATGAAATAAGTGGTGCCACATAAAGCAGCACCACTTATCACTAGACGAGCACGTCACGCAGACCGGCAGTGTGCTTGGCAGTCGAGCGTGTGCCATGCGCAGCCACAGCCTGACGAAGCGAAGCAACCAGTACATAGGAGCGGGTTTTGATGTCCCGATCCATCTCGATCAACAGTTCGCGCACAAAGCCCGAATACCACATTCTGCGATTGAAGACAGTCAGGCCACCCTTCACATTGTTGGCGGGTGTCACGGTTGACATCTTGCCGTCCGCTTCGGTCAGACCGTAGCTTTCGGAGAGAATCAGCGGAATGCCGCGATACTGCCCAATCTGCCCGGTCATCACAATAGCTTGCGGACCCAACTTATCCATCGTGATCAGATAGTCACCAGGTGCGCCGCTACCTGTCTTCAGAAAGCCGCCCAGGTACGTCTGCACATCTGTCACCATCACCAACTGATCGGGCGATGCAGCATACTTGCCCATCGTCTTCAGCGTGCTGGTAATCATGGCGTCAGTCAATGCCGCAGCACTACCTGTCACGCCTTGAGCGGTGTTGTCAACCAACCACAGGTGGCGCAGACCATCCTGACCATCACTCAGGAAGTAGTCATCAGCAGCCGGTGCAGCATCATCTGTGTTGATGTTGCCCGTGGCAGCATTGGTGTTGTCAGCATTCAATGCAAAGCCATCAATCGCTTCACCGCCAGCCTGCGCCAGGCGTGCGCGGATCTCAGGCATCAAAGCAACCACGGCATCTTCATCGAGCGTGTAGCTCCATTCCACCATCGCCGCCAGTTCAGTCGCGGTCAATGTGCTTTTTGCTGTGGCAGGATTAGTGCCAGTAACAGCCGCACCCTGTGTGCCCTTGCGGAAGCGAATCGAGCCCAGACCCAGTGGCAGATCAAAGGGATTGCTTGGCATGGGCACGTTTGCCATTGCGCCGACGACCCGACTCGACATGAAAATGTCATCCCACAGCATTTCTGCCATTTGGCGATCTACCAATTCAGCACCGGTGCCAGAGCCTGTTGAGGTCAGCGCCTTAATCGCCTCGCTCAAGTCCTCAGAGGGCGAATTCACCCGATCTGGCATCATGGCATTTGCTTTCTGCAACATCTGCCCGGCAAGCCACAAATCAACAGGCTTTGCCTTCTGGTTGCCAATGCGGTGGAAGCCATCCTTCTGCAACCCCTTCACCATGCGCCCATAACGGTTGCTCGCCTTGATTTGGGGCAAGCCACCCGCACCGACTTCAGCGCCAGGCGTGCGATAGTTGGGTTGGGCGTCCAACTTTTCTTTTACCTGCGCGGCCACCAACCCCTTCAACTGCTCACCAAACTGAGCCTGCACATCATCCCATTGCAGCTCTTGCTTTGGCTGCTTGGAATCCTTGATTGCAGTTGTCAATTCACTCATTTTCTGGAGAAGTGTCTCCATTGCCTCGTTTGCCATTTCGGTCACTCCATGAACTAAAACAGAAGATATATAAACAATTTACTGCGAGACCATCGATTCTCCGACCGTCTCCAGAAAGCCCGCTAATGCCAGCAAAATGCCCTCGTCGATGTCTCCATCACTAACCAACACTTCAGTGTGTTGCGCTGGGGGCGGTGACGATGACTCCTCACTACCTCCCCCATC